GTAAAGATCTGGATTAACACCCAAATTAAAGGCATACACTGGCTTGGTCACACCAGAGTTTATAAATACATTTTTCATAAATTCAGATGTAGTCCAAATCTCATCCATCTTGTTCATTCCATCAACGCTGTCATCGCTTATACGATTGGTTTCCCAATATGTAAAGCCAATTGAATACTCAGAACCAATAACATAATATTCAGGGAGTGTATTGTTAATCACAACGGGATTAGTAAATTTAGTATTCCTTAATGAATACCCAACGCCAGGAATCTCTGGAGCAAGATGCTCAACATATGTCTTGGAAACCAATCCATTTTTGAATAACGCTTCATATATAGGATAGGCAGCATCAGCATACCCAGTGCCCGCCACATGGGAGCCTGCATCATTCCACTCTACTTTACTCATCTACAGAAAAAGCAATTTTCTTTCCTGCACTTTCAGCAGCTGATCTTAATTTAGGCAATGGTAGTCCGTGAACTTTTGTATACTCAACTCTGTAATTATACCAACCTTCAACTGCTCGCCAAATGCTTGCATCGGTAGTATCTGCTAACTCCTGAAGATCCTCTGTTGTCAGAAGGAAGCTGAGAACACCCAAAGGCATATACACAACAACATCATAATTCTCGCCTTTATCTTTTGAATACTTTTCCAATATCTCCTGATAGTGCCGAACCATTCCTTCAACTGGCGTACCAGTAAAGAAATCAACATTACCGTAAATATTTCTCTCCCGAGGGCATACATCATCAACTCCAACGAATGCTCCGTAGCTTCTGCAAACTAGCGGTCTAAAGCCATAAATAGTACAACCGCCTTTATAGAAAGCACACTTACGAGTTGTTTCACCCCCGAATTTAAGATCTTTATCATGCATTGCATCTTTTAAGGAATCAATAACAGACTTAAGCCATTCATCCGCATGCTCCTGACCTTTATCTTCTAAGTACAAATAAAATTGTTGAGTTAAATTGAAAGCAATGTTCGCACATTCTGCCATTGGAATTGTTAATCCAATAGTGCAACAATGACCCGAGCCCAAACACTTATACTTAGTCTTATTCTGATTCGCCTCAATTACCCGAGCTTGATTATATACAATATTCAACTCAGCAAATAAACCTAAATCTCCTGCCGTAATACTTCTTTGCATTATCTACCCATACCTTTCTTTTTCATATCTCGTTGTTTTCTCAATTCACGCTTCCTACGCTCAGCCGCTTGTTGCATAGGAGACTTTGGTTTCTTAGAAGTTACAGCAAGGTTTCTTCCCTTACCTCTAAATTTTAATAAATCATATTTCTTACACCAGTTATACAAACCTTGTGGTGTTATTTCAATGTTGTAAGTTTGTTTTAGTAACTTAACAACATCAGTTAAATTCATTCTCTTCTTGACATAGTGCTCGTACAGCCAAGACTTATCCTTGTACGGCTCAAGAGCCATGAGAAACCGCCATGAGATAATACCAAAGACCAATGCCTACTGCATCAACAATATCATCATCTGCTAAATCTTCATTTGACATATGGAAGTATTCTATCACAATTTGCCGAACACGATCTTTTCTTTCTTTCTTTTTCTTTGCTTCCGTATTCAATTCTATCTTATCATTCTTGGATATATTCTTATACCCAATGCCCCGTTTCCACAAAATTGGGTTAATATCAATTACTTTGAAACAGTAAGTCTGAACAATTCCCCAGGTGTAACCGATTATGTAAGATATAACACGGCTTGTTTGGAAGTTTTGAATGTAAACTGATTGTTCAATTACACAAACAGATGGGTTATGTTCCTTGCATATTTCTTTAATGCCAGAATTAATCTCATTAAATTTAATTGAAATATCATTAGTTTTTGTAAACTTTATTTTACCGCAATCTACTAATTTAAGACCGCTACTAAAATCAATAACTGCCCACCCTAAAGAGTGAGATGACGGGTCTATTGATAACACCTTGCTATCGTTCTTGTGTACAATATTCTTAAGGTTCATTACATACCATCTCGCACTTTGGTCTCATCCCAACCCCAGCCGACTAATCGTTGAACAAACCTTTCTCGTTTGCATTTTTCACAAATCAATTCTTTATTGTATACAGAAAGAACCACAGTGCATGTTTTTGTCTTACAAATTCTTTTTTTGTTTTTATTAGCTTTTTTTTCGTAATAATTTGCTAATAACTTTTTGTTAGTAATAATCTTTCTGCACTCAGCAGAGCAATAAATACTATTATAAACTTTTGCTATAAATTGTTTTGCGCAATCTGGATTGCTACAAATTCTTTTTTCTTCATTAACCACTTTCTCCCCAGCATAAAGCAGCAACATTACAATCAGAACAATGCTTAGATGTTCTCTTGTATGGTCTGTCGGGGATGTCACCGCTTGTGTAACTCCCATAAATAGTTCTATATTTCTTAAATAATTTATCAATATAGTCTTGATCTTTTTTTATAAAAATAGGCAGAATTTCTTGATTATTCTTACATTCATAAATAACAAAACCGCTATCAAGATTCAAACATTCCATATAGATTTGCGCTTGCCTATAGTGCTCATCCTTTGGTTTGTTATGAAGCTTCCTGTAATGAAAGCCCTCGGAGCTAATTGATTTTAATTCAATCAATTTTTCCCCGTACCAATTGATAATACCGTCAGCTGTGCCTTCAATTGGTGGTGATGAATACGATACTGGGATTTCCTCTTGAACAAGGATGCCCATGTCTCTAAAGTATTTATAAATCCTGTCGTGAACTGCATGACCATTATCAAAGATACGATAAGTCTGCGGTCTGAAGTCTGGCGTAACGCTCACGCCAGTAAACAAGTAATTCCAGTATCTCGGGCATTGATTCGTATAGCTTGGGTGAAACCCATTCACTTTTTTAAATTCAGGCTGATTACGCTCTGCCAATGAATCATCAATTGCTTTGGATAGACTATCTACTAAATCTGCGTCTGAAAATTCCTCAGCAACAACTGCAATCTTCTTTGGTTGTTTAAGTACCTTCAATGATTTCATTAATATCCGCCTTTCCCAGCGAGTTTTAGAGCATTTATGTTTTCCGCTAATGCTTCATACATTGTTTTCCATATGTCATTAACAAATTTGTCTTGATCATTCATAACAGCAGACTTTCTTTTAAAAGCTTGCGATTTTACAATCATTAGTGTTCTATACGCTGCTAATATATTAGCATACTTGACAGCCTGCATTCCTAAATAGTGATCAGGATTTTCAATTATATCTTCAACTATACGAAGACATTCCATGAATTCTTCTGCTTTATCACCCATTTGCTCCAATAGCATCTCTTTATTAATTATGATATCAGCCATATTATTTCTTCCTTAAATCTTCAGTAACAACCATAGCCTGTTTCATTTCATTCTCTTCACGGTAAAGTGCAAGAGCAATAATTGCGTATGATGCAAGGTCTATAAGGGAATCCTCAACGCCTTCATTAACTAATTTACTCCCCTTAGCGGCACTTTGCAGGCGAATTACTTTATCATTTGCTCGGATTAATGTACCAACCCAGCCTGGAACGCCCCAGTCAACTGACGCACGAACATTGGCAAGAGGATCACTCGCAGTGCCATAGTCCTGCCCTTTCTTTGTGTGGAGCGCTCGTAGCTCCTCTAATATCTGAAAGAACATTGGGTTCCCGTACTGATTCATGCTTCTACCTTCTTTCTTTGAATTCCGACCATCCAGAACAATATATACAATCCGATATATCCATCATCATGCCCAATGCCAAAACCAATTGATTTATAACCAGACAACTTGTCACAAAATAAACTATATTTATATTTTTCACTCATACTCGCTTCCTTTCACCAGCTCTTGGAACACTTCCCAGTCTATTATAGCAACCTTTGTCTCGGAGTTCTCACCAAATACAACAGAAATGCATGGATATTTATAATTAGCATTCCATGCATCTTTGCGCATTTTGTTCCAAGCTTTTAATGTAAGAGTAAAAGTTCTTTCGTTATGTTTGTAATCAAGTAAGAATTTATTCAACGAAGCATCGCCCTTTCTTAGACCACGACCAGAGTTCTTTACAGCCTTCGCTTTGTCTCTCTTGATCTCTTCCTGTTCAGTTCTTTTCATAGAAACATCTTAATAAGAAAAAATAAATAAACAATAGCTCCAACAACAACAACAATATTATGCTTTTTCATAGCCATACTCCGACATCACTTTCGTAGACAAGGTTTTCATCCACCCGCCTTTCCCTTTAGCCAAGACTCCAGGTTCTCCAGTGTATTCACATGTTTGCAAAGAAAGACTTTCAAACTTGTTAATTACATCACGCATCGCATAATAATCTTTTGAATTTGAATCTATATAATACCTTAACCCACCAAACTTCTCTTTGACTTGGTAAAGCTTATAATCAGGATCAATAGCAGACAGCTCTCTATGGCAATCAACAATCAGTTGATGCCAGCCCTGATTACAATCAATGCTCTGGAAGAACGGCTCGGAAATATATGACCGAACTTCTTCAATTTCATCTTCTAGGTAACTCACTACTTGCTCCTTATTTCTTGATCTGTTGGACTTCTGAAATTAGAATTCCTAATTAATAAATTATACTCATCATTAGATACTCTCTGTACAGGGTTCTCCCTTGAGAAGACAATACCAGATCCAGTAATGTAACCAGTGCCATTTTGGAAATATATATATTTGTCCCTATTAATCGCCTCAACTGGCTTAAACATAGATATGCCCACACGCTTAATTAAAGAGTTAAGCATCTTATCACACTGTTTTTGCCAATTATATTCCTTAATAACCGCAGGAGCCTGCTTATAGTAGTAATCACACTGAGCATCAAAATTCTCTACTGCATTCCTCATAAGTTCAACAGTTGAATCAAAATCTGGGAGAATAACATCCCCAGTGTGATAACCAGTGTGCTGTGTCCTGCCTAGTGTTGATTCAATGATATTGTTACCAAGATATTTTTCATACGAACACCACCGACTTGTTGATATTGTTGGCATACCCGTAGCTAAAGCTTGCAGAGGTATTAGCCCAAACCCTTCACCCTCTGTAGGGTAAATTAAAATATCGTGGTTATGGTAAAGTTTAACCATGTCAGGTTGACTCAATGTTTTATGAATCCTTATAATATTTTTACTGGAGGACTCTTCTATCTTAAACAAGTCCATAACGCTCATCTCATTGTTGCCATGATACTTAAGCGTAAGCGTAATATCATCTCTGTCTTTAAACAGAGTGGTAAATGCTTTCTCAACCAAATCAGCCCTCTTACGGGGGCTACCTGAATCAACATGAAGAAACCGAATCTTTCCCCGATTACCTCTTTTAAAAGGTGTCCACATATCATCAATACCTAATTCAAAAATATATGTAGGTGTATCAACACCAGAGTTAGCAACTGCATCTGCAGAGAATTGATTGCCTACCCAGATTTCGTCAAATGACTTCATGGTAGGAATCCACCAATCCCAAGCCCGAGTAGCCTCTAGGTATGTACCATTAATCTTATATTGATGGTCATAATGTTTTTTAAAACCAGGCTGGCGAAAATCTTGACCAGTTACAGGATGATGCCATTCAGGTTCCATGTAAAACATTTGTATCTGAGCAGCAGGATCATTCTCAACGACCTCTAACTGCTTACCACGATAAGTGAACTGATTAAAATGTTTTACAATATTGGTATAGCCATAGGCATAGCCAAAAATATTTACAGCGTCTTTAATATGCTGATCGGTATGAACCGAAAAGATCATTCCTTGATAAGCTTTTGAATCTCCTTGACTTGCTTCTCAGTCAATTCAATAGCTCCCATGCCGTTCCACTTACTATCCTCATAGGTATACCAAGCGCCCTTACGAACAATAACATTCATCTCAATCGCAATATCAATCAACTCACGCCGACTATCAATCTGCCCTAATTGGGGGAGGACATAATAATAACCAGTAGAGCCAATAGTAGGTAACTGCTTAGTTTTTTCAATAGTCCACACAGCCCGTTGCGAAGTAATCATATTATTCGCCTCACGCTCCATCTCTCCTTTAGACATAGAAAGAAAAAGCTTGATGACATTATGCATGTTGTGATGCACAACATTACCCATCTTAGCCTTAGTGATTGCGAACATACCACTCAAGTCAACCGTTTGATGAGCAACAAACAGCATGATATTACGCTCCTTATGAAGATAATTTACAAGTTTCTGTAAGAAGTAACCCTGCGAGCGAGCAGACAAGCCCATCGCCTTACCACCTTCGGGCTTATCATAAAACTCTTCCTTCACGATATTAGACAACGAATCAAACAAAAAAATATGTTTTTCTTTATCATCAGTCAAATACCCGATCAAACTTTTCATAATATCTTCAACAATAGTAGACTGAATCACCACCACATCGGAAATATCTAGACCACACTTCTCTGCATACACATCACTGTACGAAGACTCAGAATCAACAATGACTGGGCGATACCCCATCTTCTGCGCCTCAGCCATAATTCTAAAGCACATAGTTGTTTTGCCCACAGAAGGTGTACCCCAAAATAGATGAGTCGCACCAGTATTTAATCCACCACCTAATGCACGATTAAGCCCAACGCTAGGGGTCGGGATAACATCATGGATCGGCATTGTATCGCCTTTTCTTTTATCTACAAGTAACATATTTCTCCTTCATTGAAACATCCTGTCTAGTATTCTTGATTTAATAATTGTTGTTGAAATCTCTTCTGTATACGGAACAAACATCACTCCGATATTATTCTCATCAAGCCATCCTTGTGTGAATCCCATTTGCTTATAGTAATCTTTGCTTTGCCAGTCGGAACCAACAATTACAAGATCAGCTTTTGCCTCCATGATAGCAGGTTTAGAATCAGCACCGCCCGAGTTTACAATTACTT